AACTCCCGGCGGACTGGGGGCGTTGTGGATGACTGCCGGGATGGGCTCCCGGCGGGGCGTGGAGTAGGTTAAATCTGCGAGTACCTGTGAGTATCAAAGATGCGAGCTAACGCACCTATTTGCTCGTGGCTGTCAAGAATAATCTCTCGAATAGATTCGCCTTTTGCTATTGTGATGCGTAGACCTTCAGGCGATAAAGACGCCCTGGCAATGCTGCCATCTTGGGATGCACCCAGGTTGGCCTCTATGGTCACATCTTGAAGTTTTACCATTGATTAAGAATGCAGTGGAATGACTGCCGGATTGGGGACGGCTCCGGCGGGCCGCTGTGATCAAACCGCCAGCATCCTCCGAACCGTTGACCGGGAACACCCCAGTCGATCAGCGATGCGCTGCTGTGTCCAGCCGTCGCGGCGCCACCTGCGGGCGCGTTGCTGGCGGGACTCTGTGGCCCACAGCAGGAACAGCAGCGGAAGCAACAGCAGCGCCAAGGCGGTGCAGAGAATCGTGGTTGTCATGGCGAACAATGGCGAGTGGCGGGCGTGTGCCCGTGGCGGAATCATACCGGATGGGTTCCGGTTTGGCACCCCTTAGGGGTTGGGATTGGCAGGACGTGGGCGGAATGGGTGGGTCATGCCCGCCCCTCCGCTCGCTCAGCCTCAGCCCTCAGCCAGTCAGCCGTCTCGCCGGGGTTGTGGTCGAGGCCCTGGGCGCCGCGTTGTTCAATGATGTCGGCAAGGGCGCGGATCTCGACTGCCAGCTGCTCGTTAATCGGGGCATCCTTAAACACCCTGTCTAAGATTTGGCGAGAGTCGCGCATCCACTCCCACAGCGGCCTGCTCACTCCCGCCCCTCCTGTCGCAGCTCGGTGGCGAGGGCGCTGAGCCAGCTCCTATCCGTGTTGCTTGCTGCTCCAAATCCCAACCGATACCAGCGGCGAGCATCTTCGGGTAACGACTGGATCACCTCGGGATAATCTGAAGGCATTTGCTCCGCTGCAGCAATCAGCGCGGCGGCAAGTGGATGGCCCATGTCTTCCAGCGGCCCTTGAGCTTCGTAGGCGTCATTCCAGGCATCCCATACAGCCTGCGCGGCGGGGGATAGGGGTGGGGTTGGGGTGGTCATTATGAAGAAGTCGAAGGGTAATCAATACCGTGGGCAGCACTAAATGCACGTTTGGCACGGTGCCAGTTTTCATTTACCCACGGAGAAAGTCCGTTGCGTTGGCACCAATCAGCGCACCAGATCCAGGCATATTCAGTGCATATTTTCCCTTTGTTTTCCATCACCCCACCTCCGCACCGGGCACCGGCAGGGCGTTGTGGGGGAGCCAGTGGGTGTCCCCTTCCATCACTTCCGAGTCGAGGGTCCAGCACGGGCGGATCTTGTGGGGTCCACAGGCGGGGGGTGAAAACCACCAACACCTCCCCTTCGCATCGCAATCCTCCGGCCCCGGCAACCGCTCCGCCACGGGCACCGGCTCGGTGGTGGGGTGGCCATGGCGGGCGAGAACGGCGGCAACCAAGGCGGGCACGTCTTCCGGCGCAATTCCTATTCGGAGATCGCCTAGGTCGCTGCAATGCTGCTCCGTCAGCTCGTCAATTTCGGCCTTGCTCACCGGCACCGGCTCGATGGTGGGGCGGCTTATGCGTTCTTGCACGAAAAAAGCACCACTCTTAAAGGCTCTGTATTCATCATCGGAGTCTGCATTTTTAAGGGCTTCCCGTTCAATCTCCTCATCCGTCACCCCCTCCGGCTCGGCCTGGGCCAGGGCGGCCTCAGCCTCAACAATCAAGGCGGCCTCGTATTGTTCTTCAGCGCCCTCCAGCGGCCCGCCGCCGGCAGGGGACCAGGTTTTAAGAGCGGCCAGCAGCCTTGCGGCCAGTGATCGGTAATGAGCAGTCATCGTGAAGACCTCCGAAGATAAACCGCCACGATGATCACCATGGCGATGAGTGTAATAACGCTGTCGCTGTCGATATTGACCATCATGGCCGCATCCCCTCTAACCAGTCCGCCACTGAACTGGACCCGCCGTGGCGCTCCCGAAGGATCTGCCCCAGCTCAGCAGCCACGCTGCGGGCGACGGCGGTGCAGGTCTGGCACGGCTCAGGGCACCGGCCCGGCATGGGGCAGGCGGCCAGGGATAGCCGGGTGGAGGGTGTTGGCGTGGGGCGTGGTGGGTTCAGCCGCTGCAGCAGCCCGCAGTCGCACAGGCGGAAGTCTTGCTCGCATGGGCCGCCGCATTCAGCGATCGTGTGGGCGCCGGGGCAGCGTGGGGCAGGGCGCCGGCCCTGGTCGCTGGTGGCCGGGGCGGTGGCGATGCGGGCCATGGCCTGCTGGGTGGGGGTGGTGTAGGTGATCATCGGCCGCCCTCGCCATGCAGCAGTTGCTTAGCAGCGGCGGCGAGCACCTCCAGCTCTTCGACACTGACGGGGATTTCGGTGACCCCATAGTGCAGCTCTAGGCATTCGTCGCCACCGTCGGGCACCAGTACCAGCCTGAGCGCCACGTCAGAAAACGGGCCATCAGGGGCGTCGGCGTCATAGATGACAACTTCAGTAGTTCGGGTTGCGTAACTCATCGTGATGATGCAGTGGAGTTGATCCGGTCATTCACGATCCGCCGGAGCAGATCGTTCATCCCCTCGCCAGGCCGGAGCTGGCGGCGGAGGGCCTCGATCTCGGGGAGGGTGAGGATGAGGGTTAGGCGGCGGGTTTCCATGGTTAGGCGGTCTCTAGGTCGAAGAGGGATGACTGATCACCGGGCTGATCCGGCTCGCCGGCCAGCTCCAGGTTTCGCACTGCCTGCCGGTAGTAGCTGGGCTTCAGCTCGATGCCAACGCCACGGCGGCCAGCTTGCACCGCCCCGTAGACCTCGCTGCCGACGCCCATGAATGGGGTCAGGACGGTCTCTCCGGGGTTGCTCCACATCACCACGGCGCGGTCGATCACGTCCAGCTGGAGCGGGTGCACGTGCTTCTCGTCTTCACCATCTTTGGCGCTGCGGAACTGCAGCACGTTGTCAATCCTGATGTCATCCCAGACGCTTGAGGCGTACTGCCGCCAGATCCACTGGCTGTACTGATTCTTTTTCTGGTCTCCCTTCATGCCCCTGTATCCGTTCAGATCGGCTGGCACAGTGCGCTCTCCGCTGTAGTGCATTAGCCCGACTTCGTGAGTCACAGGAACCGGATTCTCGCCCTTGCGGCGGAACATCAGCAGGTAGTCAGCGTTAGCGATGCTGTTGCGCGTGGAGTCCTCGCACAGAGTCTTATGGTGCAGGCTCTTCATCATGGTGCGGTTGCGTACCAGCAGCGGCTCCTTCCAGATCACCCTTCGGCCGCCATACGCAAATCCTCGGGCCTCATGCTCGCGGATGATGCGACCTGGCAGATCAAACATCGCATCGCAACCAGCGTTGCTCAGCGGAATGTCCATGCAATGGACCGCCGAGATCCTGCCGGGCATTGTGATTCGGGAAATTTCGTCAATGCAGAATCCGTAATGAGCAAAGAACTCGTCATAGTTCAGGCAGTTGGACATGTCCCGATCGTCGCTGCTGTACTGATACAGCCCGGCAAAAGGCGGAGAATAGACGGTGAGATGCACTGACTCATCGGGCAAACCTTGCATCACCTCGATGCAGTCGCCGTTGTAGATGGCGTAGTTGCCTGTGATGAGCTGATCCTTTACAGCCATTGCGGGAGCCTCGGTGTAGTGGTGTAGAGATTGGTGCGCTTGATTGTGGTGGCGTTGTTCATCTGCGCCACCAGTTCTTCAAACATGGCGGACGCTCGCTCGGCCTTCCCGCGCATGTTGGCCAGCACTCTGGCCTCGCCCTCGGTGGCGATCACGTCAAGGTGGACCGTGCTTTGCTGGCCAAAGCGCCAGCACCGGCGAACTGACTGGTAGTACTGCTCATAGCTGTGACTGGCGAACGTCACCACGTGGGCGCAGTGTTGCCAGTTCAGGCCCCAGGCGCCGATCTTGGGCTTAATCACCAGCACCCGCTGACGGCCATCGGCGAAGGCCTCGTAGAGCTCCACCTTTCGATCGTCTGGCGTGCGGCCGGCAACCTGAGCAGCATCGGGGATCAGCTGCTCTAGCAGGTTCCCCTCCGCGTTGGTGTGGCACCAGATCACGGCAGGGCGATCGTGCTCCACCAGCTGAGCCGCAAACTCGCAGCGCTCCTGCATAGTGCGCTTGCGCTCTTCCCGTTCCTCTGCCAGGCCAAAGGCCGGCATTGAGAACAGCATCCCCTCTGGTGGGGTGGCTGGGGCAATGATGTGATCGCGCTCGACCAGCGGCGGCAGAATGAAGCTATCGTTGCCGAAGCCCAGATCAGATGGCATTCGACAGGCTCTGGCCCAGCTTGCCACCCAGCGCCAGAAATGCTCGCGGGCGTGATGCTTAAGGCGCCACTGGCCGATAGTCTGCGACACCCTGAAGGCCAGCTTTTTGTAGTA